TTTTTTTTTCATAGTTTCCTTTTCTGTAGTGATATTTAAAAGTGTCTAACTAGTGAAATTCCAGGGCCTACAAAGTGACGGCTGTTGATTTAAAGATTATAGTTTAAGTCTCTAAAAAATCTAAGACCGCCTATTATAATCATTGCGAGGCCTAGCCATGTCTTAAAATGAATTAAAACGATTAGACCTAAAAACATAAGCGCAAACGAAAGCGCAAACGTTATACTTAACATTACAGCGTTAAAAGTTGACATAGCTATGTCCATTTTTTGCTGTTGATTGAGCGTACACGTCCGCACGCTTAACTTTCCATTTGGTTTTGGTTGTCTTGCTTTTAAAGTGGTCAAATTTATCGTCCGAACACATGTACATTATATAATCGTCACGGTCTAAAACTTGCTTTTGTGTAAATGCTTTTTTTTCAATTGCATTTTTAAAGCACGCTTTCGGGTCATCGTTCCATATAGAACGCAAGTGTTTTATTTTTTGAACATCTTCAGTTTTTTCAACGGCTGAATCTATACCACCTGGTACAAAATAATCTTTTGTATTGCATCCTTGACTTGGTTTAGGACAAGTGTCCTGGCTTGACTTGAACGTTTTTAATATAGTTATATTTTTAATCATAGTTTCCTTTTCTGTTGTCTTGTGTGTTGAGTTGTGGCCGTCACTATGTAGGCCCTGGAATTTAAGCAACTATGTTAGACTTTAAAAAAGATTAAAACGTGACTGTCACCCGTTTAACACATCGATTTTAAACCGTTGCGACAGTGGCATTTGCCACCGGTCTAGAAACCACTAAAAAGCATTTATGTTTTATTTCTTTTTAGTACTAGCACAGTTATTTTTTATAGATATTTTAATTAAATTGCAAGCGGTTTAAACCCACTAAATAGACTAATTTATTAAGCATTTAATCAATAATATGGATATTTGAGCAAATCACCCGAAAAAAAAGGCCCTTAGAAGCATTTTAAAGGCCCTTGAATTAAAATCATGATGTAACCCCTAGGCCAAAAAAATCACATTTAGTTGATTATCTTTAATATTGAGCTGTTGCCTGGCGCTGTCCTGGCGGCCTGGTTTTAAGTTGTCCGGGCGGCTTGTCTTTATATCTATTGAGCCTGGCCCTGGCGTGGCCTGGCGTTGTCTCTATGTTGCCTGGCGTGTTGCCTTAGGTTGTGGCCCCTGGTTGCCCGTGGTTGTCTCTATGTTGCCTGGTGTTGCCCTAGTTGCCTGGTGTTGCCCTAGTTGCCTGGCGTTAAGTGTGGCCCCTGGTTGCCTGGTGTGTTGCCTGGCGTTGTCTCTAAGTTTAAAAGCTTCAAAAAAAAATAGGCCCCACTGAAAAGACAAAGGCAAAATATTTAAAACCATAAAAAAACAATAAGCAACGGTTATAACAACCGATAAAAAGCCCAATAAAAGAGTAGAACAAAAGAAGAACAAACGGGCCTACGGGGGCGCTAGCCCGCACCTGCTATAGTGATACCCTTTCGCATTTTTTTACCAAAATATAGGGCCTTACGGAATAACTTTAGGGGTATATAACCTAATAGTAACACTTCAATTAACATATAGTCTCCTTTGGTATGTAATATGTGGTATGTGCGATGTCAGTATACTTATAGGGACATCTTACCCCACTGGTTCTAATAAGGGGCCTTATTAAATCCACCTGTTAGACCTAGGTTTTTCACCAACTGCATTTTCCATGAACTTATCTAATTCAACCTTTAATAAGTCGTTTTTATGTTCATTAAATGACAATTCCTGGTCTCTATCCATACGTTCAGTCCAATATGCTACTGCAATAGACAATGCGTCTATAGCATCATCGTGTTTAATAGCACCTTTGTCTTTAGTTATCCTAGTCATCTGCTTAAACAGTTGATGGTCTGGGTCTAACTTAAAGTCTTCCTTAATAATCTCTTGAGATACAACTAATCTGTGTTGGTTCATAACTGGCTCTAGCGTATCTATAATACGTAGCTCTTTTTGTTTAGAATGTCTTACTTCTTCTATTGTGCAAGGGTGTATTCTAGACATTATAGGTTTTAGTAAGGCTGTAGCCATACCATCACCAAAGTTACTCTCAATAACCACATAGTTAACATCTTGTTCTTTAGCTATTTGACTTAATCTTTCTAGTGTCTCATCGCTATAACCACCTTTTAATGCTCCACAGTGAGTCAAATACAGCACTCCATGTAACATCTTGACCACTGAGTACCCAGTACGGTCAGCACCTCTACCAGAGGGGTCTATGGACATTACTGAGCCTTCAAACTTAGCATGTTCGGGGCTTGTATACATAGGGCCTACCCAATAATCACCTTTTAGGCCTACATTAGGTAATTCACTATCTATACTCTTAATTTGGTCTGTACTAGAGGCCCATTGTATCTTTGCCGGAGCCTCTTTCCATGAAGATAACCCAGATACTACAATTAAGTCATTTAATTTTAATGGATATTTTTCTAAATCACTTAGAGTTGTATCTAACATAAACTGTAATTGAAACCCAGAACGTCCATAAGACGCTTCACGTTCCATTAAGTCTACTTCATCAAATCTCTTAGGGTCTGTAGGTTTACCTTCTAATTTTTTATCTTTGTTTAATTTGTCTAAAATTATAGGTGCTAACTTTTCACCTAAGTTTATTTTCTGTACATTGGTAGGATATAACGCTGTCCAAATTCTTGTCTTGTAACCACGTTCACCCATTGAGTTATATAAACTCATTTCAGTTTGTGGAGTACCTAGAAAGACTATACGTCCTACTTCAGGTTTAATAATTGCATCAAATTCTTTAACTGTCTCACCTAGTCTGTCTCTCATTAACTGAGTCTGTGAGTTATTGGCTGACTCTACGTCATCTGCAATAATTAAATCTGCTCTACTACCAGTAAGCTGTGATGTTACACCTAAAGATTTAACTGAGGGAGCGTGTGAAGCTCGTGCGGGCGCTACATCAAAGCTAATCTTAGAGTGACGTTGGTCATCTCTAGGAGTTAGATGTTTTAGCAAAGGCATTTCAGAAATTAATCTCTGAGTAAATGTACTAAAGTCATCAGCTCTGTTTTTACTTGCTGATACTACAAGAATGTTTCTTTGAGGGTTAAGTAACAGTTGATGACAGACAAATGCTGAAGTAATCCACGATTTACCTACACCTCTAAACGCTTCTATAACTATTCTTTTGTTTGGCTCTTGTAAGAAATCAGCTATGTCGTATTGTATTTCTGTAGGCTCTGGTAGTGATAGATGTTTCCAAGCCAAGTATAAAAAATTCTTAAAATTTTTAACACTAGGTTCTACATCTTTAATTTTTTTATTCTTCATTAAATGGTAAATCTTCTGTTATTGAGTTTGTAGGTTTAGATTCAATCTCAACGCCATAAGTTTTACAAGCGTCTAAACAAACCTTTAATTCACTGGCTGTTAATTTGTCACCACTAGTTAGCATTTCATATGCTTTATCTACTAGTAATTGTGGTAACGCTTTTGTCTTAGCTTCAAAAGAGTTTACTCTTTCCTTATTATCTGTTGTCATTTTTATATCCTAATCCAGTTTTTCTATTGCTATAAAGTTTTTGCCAAGACCATGAACTTAGTTTGGTTGACCAATGATAAATAAATAATACTATAAGTTTCATTATTTACTTGTTAGCCTATCCATGTGATTGTAAATTCTGCCAATCTGTTTATCTATTGACATAATTTCTTCTGTTAGCATTCCTAAATGAACCTGAAGTTCTACGATTGTCATTAAAACATACGAAGATAAACCTAGTAGAATAGTACCTAGTAACGCAATCAGAGCTGTGTTGTGTTGTCGTTTCATTTACTGCCACCGATATAACCACCAATAACACCAATCAATCCTGTAACTGACATCTTCATCAATGTAATTACACTTTCATCTACTGGTCTATTTTCTTCTAGTGCTACCCAATAATCACCTATAATAATCACACCAAGAAGTATTAAGACACCAGTTGTGATTAATAAAACTACAATGTCTTTAAAATTTTTAATCATTTGGCAATCTTTCCTTTATTAATACCTTTTTTAATTACGTATTCTCGAGTTCCATTTCCGTTAATTGAAACTTCCTTTTTAAGATTTTTAAACAAGTTCATTTCTTTATCTTTATGTTCTTTATTTTTTGTGAACTCTGTTAATTTTTTTATGTCTCTCATGTTTTTTATTTTTGCAATTAGGAAAATCGAAAGTCCACAAGTCGTCTACTGTTTTATTAAGATTTTCAAACATTTTGTCGATACTTCCAAAAAACCAATAGAAGAATCTATCTATCATTTTTTCTTTAGTTTATTCATTGTAGTTACACCAAATGATGCACCTACTATTGTTAATATTATGTACCAAAACATTGGGTCAGCTAATTGTAAAATTTCCCACCCTCTCAACATAGTTTCTTGTGTGTATGGTATAAAATGACAAGCCATTAATAATGTAAAGAAAACTACTAACCATTCATCTTTCCAGGAATGTTCTTGTTGTTTAATTTGTTCTATTGAAATTTGAGAAGCTGCGTCCAACTCTTTTTCTCTAATAATTTTATCTTTTTGTAATTTGTGAGAAATTGCTCCAAATGTTTTTTCAGCGATAATTTTTGTTAGAGGATTTTTTAAAAGAGCAAACCACATTTAGATTGACCACATAAATAGCGACCAGATTATAAATAAAGCTATAATTCTTTTATCTGTATTTTTAATTGATGTTTTAATTCTGTTTATCCACATTTTAGGTGTGTATCCGTATATTATCATGTTGTTTCCTGTTTTAATTCTTTGCATTCAAATTTGACTGCAAGTTTTTGTTTGTTAACTAAATCTGTTCCTATATTTTCTACTGCTTGTGATGCTTTAAGGTATCCTTGTTGGATACAATCGTAAT